GCTTCATCGTGGCGCCCACCTGCTGGCGCTGCAACACGTCTTCCACCATGCGGTTCGACAGGTTGGTGTCGTCGTCAGTGGTGTACACAGTGGCGGAACCGGAGCCGTCGGCGAAGCCAGTGATGTAGCTACGGAAGGGCGCGTACTGGCCCAGGGTCTGGCCGATGGTGGTTACGTCGATCTCCGAGCGGGTGATCTCGAAGCTCCACTCGCGCACGGAGCCCACAGCAGCGGGAGCGGCGTAAGCAACTTTGAAGGCGTTGGGGGCAACAGCAGTGCCGTTGTCGGTGATCGCAACCGAAGAACCGCCCAGGGTGGCGGAAACAGTCAGTGCGCCAGTGGCGGCGGTGTAGCCGATCACGTAGTAGGTGGTGCCTGCGGTCAATCCGGCGGGCAGGGTGCCGGTACCAGCAGCGCCGGTTTCGGTGTTGACAACGCTGAACTTCACAGGGTCGCCGACCTTGAGGTTCAGGTAGGTGTCGATAGTGATGACGTCGGTAGTGTCATTCACAGCGGATTCGCCGAAGGTGGCGGTGGTTCCAGCAGGGGAATAGTAGAGGGCGCCGGAGGTGCCCGACAGGACGGTGGCCATCGGTAGTTACCTAGGGGTGGACAATGTTGCGGGCACAGCCCGGCTTAATACAGGTTAGCGCCAGTGCAGTTGGTTATTAAGAGAGAACTTGCGCCTGGAATCCTGCTTCAATTCGTGAAATAAAGAACGGTGTAAACGCTCGTCGGGATTGTTGGTCCGGTGTTGTACCACCGAAGTTAGGGCTAAAAGTGGGGCCTTCGATGGATCCGGTGCGGGCATACACGCCGGTGGCCGGTTTTGGTGTGGCGTTGATTGTTTGCAGTGCTGTTGTGGCGACGTTAACCAATGTTTGATTGCGGGCAGGGCCGCGATCCTTCGGTGTGTACGTGCGAATGACCACCACGCCACGGATGCGGTCCGGGTTGTCCGACAGTGTTAGCTCAGTTGTAAGTCCGAACTGGATGTTGACGTGGACGAACTCTTCGGCGCTATCAGCGTCGTCGTTCATCACGTTGTCGAAGTACACCGGCACGGGCGGCGTCAGGTTGTTGTACGCCGTAAGTAGTGGCGCTTCGAAAATGGCGCGGACAGCTTGGTAGTTCATCGACTTTCCATGGCGACTTGGATTGCCTTATCAATAGCACCGGCTTTCAGATAAATACTGAACCAGTCCATCGGGGCAGTGCGGTTGTTTCCGCCCTGACCTGTAAGAAGACCGCGGATACCCTTTTGACGTTTCCCGGTCTTTTCGATGGGTTTGATGGGCTCAGTACCTGGATTTATGAAGGTGCCTGGAGACATATCTGTCGCAATGTCGGCGTAAGGAGAGAAGTTACTAATAGTAAATACGACTTTATTCTTTGTGAGTAGAGAACGTGTAACTTGCTGGCCGCTAAGGACTGGAGCGATAATTTTTTGCGGGCGACCGGCAGCGCCTGTACCTCCTTTAATTCCTAAGGGGCTAGCAATTTGCCAAGAGTTAGAGAACTGACCTGTCCATGCTGGCCCGCGTTCTTGTAGATCCTGCACTATTTTTTCCGCTGCTTTTTTGGGTCCGTTGTAGACGGTTGTTGCTGCAACGCGATCCAGTTCTTTTAGTAGATTCCAGACACCGTTTCTGGCCATTATTGGGGCCTCAGGAGGATGGTGTGGACGACGGGGTTTTCGCCACGGGAGGTTTTGCACATGATGATGCGCCCCGTTTTGGTGGAGCCGTTTTGGCTGTACTGGATACGGTCGCGGACACTTGGAACGTATGTACCAAGCTCGGCGTTGCCGATGATCACCTTTAGGTCGGTGGTTTGGTAGGCGCCCTCAAATTCTTCGGGTTTGGCCTCGAATATCAGGGCGCGAACGGTCAGGCTGGTGTCCGCTCCAGTGACTGTGCCGGTGCTGGCGTTGTAGGTGGGGGTGGCGTTGGATTTGAGGTAGGTGATGTTTTGGCCCCAGTCCGCTAGGAGGCGGGCGGGGATGGCGGCAAAAGTGGTATCTACAAGGCTCATATCAACCTCGCATCACGCGGATTTGGTAGCCGTTCGCGCCACCCAGCGTGTAGGCGCCCAGGTAGGACTGGAGCCAGGGGTAAACGTCGAAGACGTTGTTGATGACGTTGTTGGTCTTGTCGTCCTTGTAGCGGACCTTGAGGTCGCCAAGGGTGACTTCTTGGTACAGCTCGTCGGGGTCGCTTTCGGTGTTGGTAATTGCGTCGGTGTCGTTGGCGAGGGCGCGTGCCAGCTCGTAGGTGGCGTATTTAATGTCGGCGGGGATGACGCTGCAGGTCAGCTCCACGCGGTCGATTTCGTAGTTATTGCGGGGCCACTTGAGGGCTTGGCCGTTGTCGCAGCGGTCGCCGAGGAAGTTCAGGCTGTCGATCCAGCGGGTGGCGCTGATTAGAGCGCGGTTTTTCTGGTCGTCGGTCTTGTCCGTCCACGTTGAGGAGTTGGGGACGGTCTCGAAATAGGTGTTTGCGTCAGCCAGCGTCACGTAACTGTTGGCCGTCGCGCTGCTCAAAGTAGCGTTGATTGCGGCTGGCACAGTTACTTACAGAGCTTTTGTCTCAGTGTAGCGGCAATGAAAAAGCCCCACCCGGAGGTGGGGCCGATTCACACGCACTCTGATTATCAGATGGTGCTGGTGTCGAGGGGGCTGTTGACAGTGAGCTGAACCAGGGGGATCAGGTCAATGTCATAGGTGGCAGTCCAGTTGCCGGCGGTGGCCAGTGCGGCGTTGGTCGGGTTGTCGCCAGCGTCGCCCCACTTGGTGCCCATCACGTGGTAGGCGCCGTGGTAATCCACCGAGAGCACGTCCTGCTTGGACAGGATGTTGCGGTCGGCCTCGATGCGGAGGTCCTGCTGCACACCTTCCAGGATGGTGCCGGACTTGGTGAGATAGCAGTAGAACTCGCGCTGGTGGCCAGCCGTGCCAGGGGCAACGGTGTTGACCAGGGGGTCCATGATCACGCGGCAGCCGGCAAACTCGCCGATGGCGCGGGCACCAACGCCCACACCGCCGCCGCCCCACACCACGGCGCCAGAGGCGGCCAGGGCAGAGGTCGAGAAGGTCAGGAGACCGACCTGGTACAGGTAGAAGCCCACCGAGGGGTGAACCACCAGGGTGTCCAGTTCGTCGCCGCGCTCACCCAGCAGGTTGCGGGCACGAGCCACAGACGCACCAGTCAGGAAGTTGGCTTCGGCTGCGCCGGAGGCAGCAGCGATGCCGAGGTCCAGTGCGTTAGCACTCAGAGCGGTGCCAAACAGACCAGCCAGTTGGCTGAACAGGCGGGCGCTGTTCAGTTTGTTGATCGCATCAGCAAGCTGGTTGCGGATGTGCAGCATGGGGTCTTCCCCAGCTGCGAGCATCGCAACGTCGTCCACTGCATACGCAAAACCGCGATGGCAGATGGTGGCGATCTGGGTGGCGGTGCCGATCTTCTGAGGGGTCAGATAGCCGGCGTTGCTGGTGCCCCAGGTGGCAGTCCCGTTCATGATCTCCTCGGTGGGAGCCACGGGGTTGAACTCGGGCACTTGGATGCGGGTGCCGCCTTCGCGGGCATCCAGCAGAGAGTTGCGAACAACGGCGCCGCTCTTCAGGAAGAGGCTGCGATCCTTGATCGCCTCAGACACGTAGGTGCTGAGATTATTGCGCTTGACGATGTCCGCGAGAAGGACACCGCCCGAATAGTTCTGAAATGGTGCGGCCACTTCAAGATCTCCAGGTTGGTGGGTGGGGGTTCAAGTCACAGACCTGAGTTGGGGGTGTCCCACGGGGACTTACCGGCCCGCTTCTCTCTTCAGCACGGCTGCGAGATCAGGGTCGGAGGCTTCCAAGGCCATTTGCCTCGTTAAGTTAATACTACCTTCCTTCCATGGGTTAGCCATTCCAGGGGCAATCGTGGAATTAGGTGTCGGTTTGGCACCCATCCCAGCGGCGCTGCTTGGTTTGAAATGGTGCTCAAATCCCGAGCCGGGATTCTTTAGGTTGGCGAGGTAGGTGTTGATGTCCTGTTCGACGCCGCCGTTGAGGACAACGACACTGCCGCTGTCGTTTTTACGCAGGTTGTTTTGCAACAACTGGAGCATTTGCTCTGCGTTAATTGCTCCAGCCTGGCTGATTGCCGAGAGGGCAGTTGTTTTTACGGCGGCTTGTTCGTTGGATGTACGCAGGTCCTCCAGTTGGCGTTGGAGGTCAGCGATGACTTGGTCTTTTTCTTGGGCGGTTTTGTTGGCTTCCTCCCAGAGGTCTTTCCATTGGCCTTGGTCTTCCAGCGTTTTCTTGCGCTGGTCGTCCTGCTTCTTGTAGACCTCGTCGAGTTTGGCCTTGATGCCTTGGAATTTTTCCTCGGCTTCAACGGCTTGTGCTTTCAACGCAGCAAGCTGACTTTCATATTCCGCTTTGAGGGCGGCTGAATTGTCAGGTTGGGGAGCGGTGTCGGCTCCAGCCACGGGCTGGGCAGGAGTCACCACGGGTGTCTCCTGGATGACTTGCTCTTCCATGCTCAAAATTCGTACTCAGCGGTTTGGGAGATTGTTTCTTCGATGGCGCTGCGGCGCTTGGAGCGGGCAGGCTTGGGTTCTTCGGGTGCAGGGGCTGCGGCTGCATCGCGGGCGCGTGCAATCTCATCCAGTTCGACCATTTCCCAGCGGAAACTGCCGTCCGGTTGCTGCACGTAATCCAGGCTTTTCACCGGCGGATAACGGGTAGGACCGTTCTAGTATAGAACAGAAGAATTAGGTGAGATCTTCCTGTTCTTCTTCCATAGACTCTTCTTCGGCGGATTCGGCAGGTTCCAGCTGCTCGTTGTCGCTGTGGGACATAGTGCCAGTGCTAAGGATTTCGCCTTGGCGCAGAATGTCGCGGAATTCTTCGCGGTCGATCACCTGTTGCGCGAAAAGGGAGGTCAGCGCCGTAATGTCTTGGCCGATCAGACGGTCAATGTCGAAGTCGCGGCTGATGTAGACCTTCGGGGGTTCCAGCTGGAGGTAGCGGGCGGCCAGATTGAAAGATTGCTGCAGGGTTTGCTGGAGGTCCATTGAGACCATGGACAGCATGGAGTTGGTGTCCACGCGGTCCAGGCGGCGGGCGTCGGCGGATTCGGCGACGAATTTCTGTTGGCTCAGAGTGCTAATGCCGAGCGTTGCCATCTGCTGCTGTAGTTCGCGGATTTCGTTGGTTTGGGCTTCAAATGCGTTGGCCGCAGGCTCCACGTAATAGATCTTGTTGCCCGGCTGGGTGGCGATACCGTAGTTCACGCTTACCGCCAGGTCCTTGGTCTGGTCGTCCCAGCCCTCAAGGACGAGCATTGGCTGGGAGGCGATGTGGAGGCTGTGGATGAGGTCGGCTTGGCGCTGGAAGTGCGCCAGGTTGAGGTAGGCAATGTCCAGCAGTGGGGGCTTGCTGACGAGGGTGTCGACCTTGTTGGAATACAGCGTGACGAGGGGGATCTCGCCCAGGCTGTAGGCGCCCGATTCGACCAGTTCGTAGTCGGAAGTGCTGCTAGTGGCGTCGAAGCTGTTGGGGTAAGGGAAGCCGCCGGCTTGGATTTTCTTGGTTTCGGTCTGGCGGTAGATGCGGTAACGACCCGGTTCAATCACGCGGACTTGGTCGTACACCGCTTCGCCGAATTCTCCGTCGGGGAGGACAGCTTTTTCTGCGATGCGGACCTGGATCAAGTTGCCGTAGTTGACTTCGCGGTCCAGGCGCCAGCCGTAGACGTTGGCGGGGTCTACTTCGATCCAGTAGGGGCGGCGGCCCAAGGCGCGTTCTTCCGCAAGGCTGCGGGCGTCTGTGGGTGCGGGGAAATCAACCAGCGTGTGGCAGTGGCCGTAGGTCAGTGCGCAGATAAGGTTGCGGCGGGCGTATTCGTCCAGGTCAGACCCGCAGCCGTCCACGTTCTTGGCGAAGACCTCGCTCCAGTAGGGGTCGCCTTCAAGCGTGATCGGTTTGCGCAGGATCAGGCCGGCTGCTGCGCGGATGAGACGTTGGGTGTAAGGAGAAAATACGGCGCGGTTTACTCGGGCTAAATAAGCGGTGTAGTCCTCGCGCGGTTCCAGAGGGAGGAAGGCTTCGCTGTTCTCGCGGAGATACTCGGTGCCGAGTGTCACCGCTTTCATGATTTCCCAGCCCTTCATCTGGTCCATCACGGCGGCGGTGCGCGTGAAGGGGTTGTCAGAACCACCCATGTAGGTGGAACTGACGAGGTGGGTGCGGATGCGGCCGGGAACTGAGTAAGTCATTTAGTCACCATTTTTCGCGGTTTGCCCAGTAGGCAGCCGACATTTTTCCCTTTTTAATGTTAGCCGCGTGCCTAGCCTTGAACGCCTCGCGGCGTTTGCGGTCGGCTTCGCTTTCGCCGGCTTTCTTGGGGGATCCAGAGACGCCCTGTTGGCCGAAGCGGATTAGTTTTACTTGGTCGCCTTCTTTTGCGAGGACTACGTGTGATTTAGTGGGGTGTTTTGGGGTGCGTTTTGGTTTGTTGTAGCCGTCGAATTTTTCGCCGCGATACTCAATCATCGTCGTCCTCCTCGTCGTCGGGGTCGTTGATTGGCACCAGCACTTCGATGCCTTGGGCCAACATTGACACAAATCCGCCCAGAATTTCAGGGTTTTGGGGGGATTTGAAGACGAATGTGGCGTGCGTGAGGCCGTCTTCAGCGTCGATTTCGATGTGAACACAGCCTCCGTTGACGGTTTGGATCGCCATTAGCCGTGATACGCGACTGCAATATGAGGAACAACAGTGGGTGAGCCTGAACTAATAGATGCGATTCGCATACGAACTTTGGCGGCAGGTTTACCGTCATAGAAGTAGACGTATTGGCCAGCAGAGTTGATCGTCTTGCTGCTATCAATCGTGAACCAGTTGCCGTTGCCGTTGAAGCTGCACTCCAGGGCGAGCTGGAAGTTGGCGGTGCCGGTTACGGTGGCGGCAAATGTGTAGCTGGGTGACTGCGCCGGTACTTCCATCCAGTCGTCCACGGCAGTTAAGTTACTGCCTGTGTACTCGACAAGATTGGTGAAATAATCTTTGGCGGTTAGCGCTTTGGCGGCCATGGCTATTTACCTCGTTTTTTGGCAGTCTTGGCTGCTTTCTTGAAGTCTGCCGCAGTTGGGGCACCTTTGCTGCCCGGTTTACGCATTTTTTCGCCCGAGCCAGCCTCAATGCGCTTGCGTTTGGCTTTGATATTGGCGTATAGACCCTTTTTCTTGGCGGCCATTACTTTTTGCCTCCCTTTTTAGTGGGTTTTTTGCGGGTTTTGCCGGCTTCGGATAGTGCAATGGCGATTGCTTGCTTCCGATTTGTCACTTTCTGGCCCGAACTGGACTTAAGAGTGCCAGCGGAGTATTCGGACATGACCTTTTCGACCTTTTTCTGGGCCTTTGTTGGTTTTTTGGCCATGGAACGAGGGCTTTGTACCAGTGTAAGGCGGGTTAGTAGAGGCGATAGTTGGTTTGGCCCATGCTGCCCGCTTTGGCGAGGTTGAATTGCTGTAGGCATAAATACCCAAAGGCGTCGAAGGCGTGGTCGACGCCAAGGTTTTTGTTGGGGAGGCCGGTTCCGGGGGCGTAGGTGAGGGTGCGGAGGGATTTGATTAGTTCTTTGCAGCGGGGGTGGATGTAGGTGCGGCGGGTACCAGTCGCATCAAGGAGGGCGGTGTTGACGGCGGTGATCTTGTCGCGGATTTTCCAGGGGGCTTTGGGACTGGAAACGTTGAAGCCGCTGCGGCGGAGGATGTTGTGGTCGGTTAGTCCCACGCCACTTGTTTTGCGGGCGCCGCCGGTGGGGTCAGGACAGGCGATAACGCGGCGGTCCACGCCGAAACGGCGGGTGACTTCCTCGGCGAAGTCCCAGGTGGTGGCACCGCCTGTGAGCATGATTTCGTCGAAGACGTAGAGAGTGTCGTCCTTGCGGACGGCGCAGATGCCGGACATGGGATCCACGTTGAAGTCCACGCCTAGGAGTAGTGGAAGGACTGATATGTCGGCTGCTTCGGTGCTGATGTTTTCGTCGCCGAAGGAGATTGCCACCAAGCCACTGAGGTTTTCGAAGCTGGCCTCGAATTCTTGGCGGAAGGTGCGGGCGTCGAGTTGGCCTCGGGCGGCTTCGATTTCTTCTGGTGGGACGTTGTCGCCCTCAATCGTCGTGAATTGCCAGCGGCTCCAGTTCTCGTCGCCGCTATCCGCGTATTGCCAGAGTTCGTAGAACCAGCTAGCCGTGCCGTCGGGCGTGGAGATGAATAATGCCCAGCCTTGTTTGTCCGCAAGGGCTGGGCGGATCACCTCGAACCAGACTTCGCTGGACATGAACGCGGCTTCGTCCAGCACCACGCCAGCCAGACTGCGGCCTCGGAGGGCCATTGCGTTTTCAGTGCCCTTCAGTTCGATTGTTGAGCCGTTTACGAGTTCGATCTTCAAATCCGTCTCATTTTTGGCCTTAATCCATGCTTTAGGGACTAACTTTTTCAACAATTTCCATACAATATCCTTACTCATGCGGTACGTTGGGGCACAATAAAAGAACGTTTCTCCAGGTCGTTCTATAGCTCCACGGAGGAGTTCCACGCAGGAGAGGTAGCTTTTACCGAAGCGGCGACCGGCAACGAGGACGCGGAAACGTTTGCGGCTAGAAAAGACTTGGCCCTGGGCGTAACGGAGGCTGACCGCTCCAGCTGATTCGGGCATTTTTATCTGGGGGGTACCTTCTAGTGTATTGCAGGAATCGCAACCCCTCCCCCGTGTGTAACAGAGGAAGGAATTGCGAATGTATGTGTAGGTTCAGAGGGTACCCAACAGCGCCGCGCGGATCCGCAACCCCGCCCCTGGTGCGTCTGTACTACAGCCGGGAGAGGCCCCTAGCGGGCCTGTGAGGGCCGATCTGCTAGGGGCCGCTACTGTGTCACATAGCAGCGGCCAGACGACGCCTGACGGTCGTCCGGGACACGCCTAGGCGCTCCGCTATGGCCCGTTGGGTGAGGCCCTGCACGCGCAGGCTGTGTACCTCCTCGATCAGTACGGCTGTTTTAGTCTCGGCAATGACCTGCACCAGTGGTTCGGGTGTACTGGTGGCTGGGCGGGTCGGCCAGTGTTGCGCCAGCCAGTCATTGGTACGGTGTACCAGTCGGCCTAGGCGGTAGCCCAGCCAGTAGGTGTGCACTACAGCAGTCAGCACTAGGGCGACGGCTGGAGCAATAGTACGTGCGTACTTCTCAAGCTTGGTAGCGACTTGCTCGGTGGTTGGGTAGTTCATGTGTTCCCTTGGTTTGGGTGTACTAGTGGGGGCGTCCTCTGCTGCCCTCACACCTATAGTGTAGCACAGAAAAGCCGGGGTAGTGAGCCCCGGCCGATATTGTAATACTCTGTAACATTACAAGATGTTACCGTCCGAGCACCAACAAACGGCACTCAGCGGCGGAGCGGCCGCCAGACTCACACTGCGCCAAGCGGTTTGAGTTGTCGGCGCCCATAGCTAGGACGCCGCAAGCGGTGAGCAGCGCGGCCAGGGTAAGGAGGCGATCCATGGTGGGAAGCGTGGTGAGCTTCCCCGTATTGTATCACAGAACCGCCGACTGCCTAGCCCTGGCGCTTGTCTTCCACAACGATATTCAGCTGCGGTGCAGCGGCTGCCTGTTGTTCTGGCGCAGCCTCTCCAATCACAGCGCCCATGTCTTTGAGCAGCATCGCCACAGTCTGCAGCTGACCTTTCGCCATGGCTTTACGACAGGCAGATAGCCTCAGTGCCTGTATTTGG